CTAACTTTCATAGGCTCGCTCCTCATCCAGCCGTATGCTGTATTTTCCGCCGTCATAGGATATGACGGTCGCTGACTGATACGCTTTCTCCGTTTCCGGATAATCGCTGCGATAATGCGCGCCCCGGCTTTCCCGGCGCGACAGGGCGCAGGCCACCGCCGCCCTCGCCAGGATGAGGATTGCCGGCAGACTGTAGTTGAAATAGGGCATCACGCTGGAATCATAACGAATCTTCCCGGCGATGGACAGGTAGTAGTCGATATCCTTCAGCCCCTGGGCAAGGTCCGTCTCATTCCGTACGATGCCCATGTGTTTCCGCATGGTTTCCGCCAGCAAATCCCGGATATACATCACAGGGAAGCGGCTTTGTGTATCCCGGTGCTGCAGGAGCCGATGCTTCTCCCGCTCGGTTTCCCCGCTGAAGTCGGGTGGTGCGGTCTGCCGGTTTTCGCGGCCCGCAATTGCGTTTGCCGCCACGTTTCCGCTGTACAGGGCCGCCAGCAGGGAATTGCCGCCCAGCCGGTTCGCCCCATGGTACATGGACGCGCATTCGCCTACGGCGAACAGATTGCGGATCCGGGTCTCGTGATTCAGATGAACCGCCAGCCCGCCCATAAAGAAATGAACCGCCGGCCGGACGGGAATCGGCTCCCGGGTTATATCGATTTCCCCGTATTTGGCGCAAAGATCCCGCAGCTCGGAAAGACGTTTGTCAATCACGCTCTTTCCCAGAAACGAAACATCCAGAAAAGCCGTATCTCCCAGCGCGTCGATTTCCCGTGAGATGATATCTCTGGTCATCAGATTGCCGCGCTGACCATACTTTTCTTCCATAAAATAGACGTTCCTGCCGTCCTTCCGGACGAACAGCCTTCCGCCCTCGCCTCTCGCCGCTTCGGTAACCAGCATACACTTCTGAGCGGTTTCCAGAGTCGTTGGATGATACTGGATGAACTCCAGATTTTTCAGCTCCGCCCCCTGCATGAACAGTTTCCCTGCCGCGTATCCGTCACACTGAGTGGAGCCGGTTGTTTTTCCGAAAAGTGTATTCTGGCCGCCTGTAGCGATCACTACCGCGTCGGCGTACACCGCGTCCAGCCCGCCGGATGTTTCATCAAACAGAAGGACCCCATAGCAAACGCCGTCCCGGATCAGAGCCGAATGAAAACAACACCACAGTCTGCGCCGGATCAGCCCCTGCGCCTCATGGCGGCGAACCTCCATCACCAGAGCGGATACAATCTGCTTGCCCGTGGAAGCGCCGCAATAACAGGTCCGTTTATAAGACTGACCGCCGAATGCCCTGCGCAGCAGACGGCCCTCACGGTCCACCGAAAACACGGTTCCGATTCCTTCCAGCTGACGCAGAATCTTCCCGGCGTTTTCACAAAGGCCGGTGACAGCCTTCACGCCTCCCAGACGGCATCCGCCTGTCAGCGTATCCTGAATGTGACATTCCACAGAATCCCCGCTGCTGTCCTCCGACAGAACGGCGTTAATGCCCCCCGCCGCCATCACGGACTGGGATCGCTCGGAAGGGAACGGGGAGACCAGTGTCACGTGAATCCCTTCCTCTGCGCAGCGTACGGCACAGGCCATACCGGATATTCCGCTGCCGATGATCACAACATGCTTCATACCGTTCCACTCCCCGGAAGGAACATGCTCAGTTCCGTTTTGATTACAATAACGGTTGCCGCCGCAAAAGCTGCCGCACAGAGGATATAGACCACCCTGTCGATCCGTTTCTGCCGCTCCGGGGAGGACAGCCATCCAAGGGTGATCAACGCCCGCGTTACAGATACCGCTATGTGGGAAAGAACCGTACCGTAAAACAGCGGCTGACTGATCATCAGCAGGGCAAACCAGATCCACTGCCCTGCTTTTGCGCTGGACTGAAGAAGCTTGAATGTATTGATATGCAGAATCAGAAGCGGAAGAATTAAAGCGGCGGATACCCGCTGAATAATCGTTCGCAGGTTTTCCTTTGGATACAGGTCAAGCCGTGTGCCGTCAGCCAGTGTAAACACAATCAGCATGCCACACAAAGCATGCAGGCAGGTCACCACCATAAAGGGAATGGCCGTAAGCGTTTTCAGCGACGGATTGTAATAAAACGCCAGATAAGCATAAATCGTATACCCGAGATGCAGCAGAATGGCCGCTATGGACAAAAGTCCCAGGGCAGCGTTGATCTTTTTCAGCTTCAACTCATTCATCCTTTCCCCTGCGATTTTTTAAACGTGCAATCAGTTTCAGTTTACAGGAACATCTTCATATATGCAAGGGAAGGAAAGCAGAACAGGATACAAAAAGACCAGATCCTTCGATCTGGCCTTGATGCTCCCCAGCCAATTCCATATCCGAACCGGTTTTCTCCGTTTTCGTTTGCTTATTCAGTTCATCAAATGTGATGGTTTTCTGCCCTTCCTTGAAGTTGAAGGTCAACACCATCTTGTCATCGTACAGAAAAATGGCATTCACAAAGGTATCGATCAGCATCTTTCTATGCTCTGTCTTCTTCATGTCCAGCTTCCGGAAACGCTCCAGCCAGAACCTCATGAATTCTTCGCTGATCCTCGGCCGCTCCATTTTCTCGTTGGCAATCTTGATTTCAAGCTCATCACGGGCCTGCTCCAGTTCATCCAGCCGCTGCTTTGTGGATTTTGTCAGTACGCCTTGCTGAATCGCATTGAGCATATTATTGATCGCCACATTGGTTTCCTGCAACTGCCTCTCATACAGCGGAAGGTCGCGGTTTTCCTCGTCCTGAATATGCATCAGCAGGGAAACGACGGCTTCGATCCAGGCATCATCCATGATTCTGTCCATGGTTTCCCGGACCACAATATCTTCGATCCAACCCTTACGTACCGGCTTCTTCTTGCAATCTGCCCGCCTTTTCTTCACGGAAACGCATTTATAATAATGGTAGATATCCCCTGTCCGGCTGGTTCCACATTCTCCGCACAGATATGCCCCGCAGTATCCGCAGAACAGTTTTGTTGTCAGAAGATACTCTTCTTCCTTTGCTTTGTGTCTGGCCGGAGCCTTTGCGCTTTCCTCAATCCTTTTCTGCACCCTGTCGAACAGCTCTCTGGACATGATCGGCGGGATCACATTCATGTTCACCTCGCCCCGGAATTCATATTCGCCAATATATCGCCTATTATGCAGCATATACCGGACGCTGTTATGTGACATCTCGTTTCCCCGGGGATTCTTGACGCCTCTCTGATTCATCCAGATCCGGACTTCTTTCATCGTCGCCCCGGCAGCATACCGCTCAAAGGCCTCCACGATCAGCGGAGCAATCACCGGATTAACCTGAAAGTGCTTTTCGCTATCAATCGTATACCCCAGCGGAATAGATCCCCCGTTGAATTTGCCTTTCAGCAGGTTTTCTGTCATTCCACGAATCACTTTTTCCGACAAATCCTGAGAATAGTATTCAGCATAACCTTCCAGCACGGATTCCAGAATGATTCCCTCCGCGCCTTCCGAGATCACTTCAGTTGCAGAAATCACCTTGACTCCATTGTGCTTCAGAGTGTTCTTATACCGTGCGCTGTCATACCGGTTCCTGGAAAACCGATCCAGTTTCCATACGATCACCACATCAAACAGATGCTTTGCGCTGTCCTTGATCATTTCCTGGAACGCCGGACGATGATCAGTCTTCGCGGAATAGGCTCGATCGATATAATGACGAAGCACCTGAAAGTCATTCTTCTCCGCAAAAGCAGTACATTCCCGGATCTGTCCCTCAATACTCTCCTCCCGCTGATTATCGGAAGAGTACCGGGCATAGATTACAGCTTTCATCCGATTTCCACCTCGTCCAAAGTCAATCTTCGTTTTCTGATCAGGCGGTGTTTGTTACCAGTCTCTGAGCATCATTCTTCCGTCAGTTTTTTCTGTTCCCGTTCAATCTGCTTGATGCTTTTCCCGGGCGTCGGAAGATCTTCCGGCATCGTTCCGCCCAGTTCTTTAATCGTCTCCCTGACTTTCCGGCCAACCTCATAATGTGTCTGATTGGCCTTTTCCTTTCCCTGAATGTTTTCCCGGCGAAGCTTTTCATCTGTCTGCGTAGCACGAAACAAGTTTGCAGCCAGCTCAGTACTTCCCATATGATCGAGGATTTTCTGACTCTTTTTCAAGCCTTTCCGCGCATGGATCTCCTGAACGCCAAGACCGCCATATAACCCCTTGTACCCCATATTCTGGAAGATTGCATAATCCCGTTGCTCAATAACCCCAGCGTTTTTCGCTGCATCCGCCAGCGACTTGTTGTGTTCTGCCATTTCACGCCGAATTGCTAAACGTTTTTGATCTTCTGATAACTGATCGTACTGATCAATCAGCTCCTGCTGACGGGTTTTCACCGCAAAATATGTCTGTCCAACTGCAATGACTTCTTTTCGGGGATCGCCATTCATGACAATCAAATAGCAAGCATAGCGAGAGAACTCGTAATCATCAATTTCGCGATAAGCTCCCGAACCAATCTCAACCATTTTGCGGATGTGCGCAAAATGGTCTTCCGAATCAATTCCGCTTTTCTCACACGCTTCCATTGCCCTTTCGATTGCTATTTCGAAATACCGCCATTGCGAGTATTCCAATACCATTTGCAATTCTCTGGCAAGCCAGTATTCCTGTCCAAATTCATTGATGTGCTTAATGCTTTCAAAGGTATCCTCTGAATAGTGTTTTATTGCCCCATCCATCTTATTCTTCCCTCTCCTCCATAATCCGCAACATGCTTTCCTTCAGCTTCAAATTCGCAGGCGTCCCCGGCTCAAAGCACATCTCCAGGAACTGCCGCATTTTTTCTCTGTCCGGGGGCAAATCAGGATGATAAGCATACAGCTTTCCTTCTGGCATGTCCGCTCGTCCAAAGATATAATCCAAGGATACATCAAAGAAATCCGCAAATTTGCGGAGAAATTCCACAGTCGGCTCGGATTGTCCATTTTCATAGCGGTTAATGCTGGACTGCGTAGAGCCCAGCATATTGGCCAGTTTGTCCTGCGAGACACCTATCCCTTCCCGCAGATATTTTAGCCTTTTCCCGACTTCTTTCATAAATGTTGTCTCCGTTTCTGTATGATATTTATCTCAGCTCTCTCAGCAGAGTATAATCGGTGGCTGTTTTCAGATATAAATCAGGGAAGCCTTCCCAAACAAGTTCAGCATAAGCCTTCGGATCATTGTAAATCAGATAATCCAATTCTGACCTTTGATACATATTATCCGCAAAGGCATCTTCCACTGCGTCACAGTCAATCAGAATAAGATTGCCGTCATCTGTCCAGGCATAAACACATCCAGAGTCCATATCAAATTGGGCAAATACGATATTATCCATGCTATAATTCCCTCCTCGTCATTTCCGTGCTTCTTCTTTCTGTTCCATCACACTTGACTCAAGTTTCAAAATCATTATAACCCATTTAGTGATTTTATGCAATCCATTCTGCTGTTTCCTTCGGCATTTTCCACCGCTCTAATTTGCTGCAATGAATATACAAAATATAGTGGCTACTTTTTTTGTTATCCACTATATATAGTGTAACAATTCTGCAATTCAATTCTAAGGCAATGAAAGGAACGGATTTGGGAAAATACACATCAGGTGCTAAAACAGCTGTTCTCAGAGCAAAATTGCTTCCAAAGTCTATGAAGATCTCATTCTTTTCTGTGTTGTAAAACAAGGCTTTCAGCCGTCTCGCCTTCCCGCAGCCTACGCGCCGCAACCACCAGCCGTTCCGTATCCCCGTCCAGACAGGTCACGAGCAGCAGAATCTGATCGTCCACCTGCACATCCAGGGCGCTACTGATGACAGATAGCCTTTCCATTGCCCGGATTGCCTCTTCCCGGTCAGATTTGCTGTCCTTTGTCAAGGTCCATAGGTCATACCACCGAGCAACTCCCGGGATTGTACTCATTTCTATCACCGCAAACACTGCATACTGACCATCTTCGTACATGGTATCAAAAGTAATGATCCGGTGCTTATAGAAATATGCGCTCTCCTTGTATTTCTTCAGCCTGCCGAACATATTCCCGCTTTTCATGTTATGCCCGTACAGGATGATTGTATAAGGCCGTGTTTTCAGACTGATCCCGGAATCCAGGAAAATCGCTCCGTTGCTGTTTTTCTTCCCCTTGGCATCGTGGGTCAGGAAGTATGTGTTATCCTTCTGAACAACCGCTTCGTCCACTTCGTCAAAGCTCAGCCAGCCGATGATATACTTGCCTTTCTTCCGCAGCTTCCGGAACCGTTCTGATATCTTCAGGTTTGGATTGTCCGGATAAGCGATGGGGTTTAGCGTATCTTCGTCCTCTTCAGGCTGCGGCGTTTCTGTTGTCATCGGTCTTTCCGGCACAGCTGTTGGCGATATGGATGGCTGTGCAGTCAGCTCCGGTGCTCTGGGATCAGACTCCGCCTCCTGCTTTTTCTGGTTGTGTATCTGCCGCAGTTCCCGGGCGGTATCCCGGGAAGCATTCAGTTCTGCATAATAAAAGACCAGCCGGCCAGATCCGTATAGAATCAGCAAGCAGGAAAAGACGGCAACAGAAAGGCGGAGAAGCCGTCTCTGCTTCTCCGTCATCTTTGTTTGTTTTCGTTCTTCGCCGGATGTCCCCAGTTTCTTTTCCGGATAATAAGGCATGGCTTACTTCCTCTTCCGGGAAACCTTTATTGCCGCAAGTGCAGCCAGACCCGCAATGCCCAGCAGGATCAGTCCGATCCACAGAACAGGATGATCACTGTCACCTGTTTTCGGAACAGGACGAGGTGTCGATGTTGGCGCAGGTGTCGGTGCTGCTGTCGGTGTCGCTGTCGCAGTCGGCGTTGCCGCAGCCTTAATTGTCAGCGTCGTATCAACCTGCCCGTCATCAAAGAGGATGCTCACCGTATACGCACCGACAGCAAGCTTTTCGAGCATTGCTGCCTTCAGTGTCACAACCGTGCTGCCCTCATGAGCGTCATAGTCTGTCCCCTTTGTCAGCTTTGTTCCGCCAAGCTGGACACCGGTAAAGTGAGCATACGAATTATCTACAGTGCCATTCAGCTTCACCGTCATATCAACATCATTGGTGTTGCCTTTTGTCCACGTATGGGACTCGCCCTCTGTTGTGCCGGTGACTGAGAACAAAGTATATTCTGCTGTTACAAGTTCAAAGACTGCCTTGACTTCCACATTGGCAGTTCCGATGGAAAACTTGTTTTCCGTAATCGTAACCCCACCGGAAACAACCTGCCATTCCTTGAAGCGGTAACCTTCGCTGGGGGTGGCAGTCAACGTAACTTCTGTGCCTTCTGCGCCGGAAGCGACATCAGCGGAAGCGGTGCCGTGGCCGTCATTGGTAACGGTGACGGTATATGTGGTAGGGGTTGCCGGGAACTGGACTTTCTTGTAAGGCGACAAATCCAATGGAGATGTACTGGCTGCAATCGCTGTTTCGCCCGTTGTTCCGGCTGTATTCGTCCATCCTTTTCCATCGACTTCGGATTTTACATCATTCCCCGTAACCGCAGAATCGTTGCCTGTCGCTATCACTTTTGTGACGCCGCTCTTAATCCGAAGTAACTGTTCAAAACTACTGATACCCTTGCTGCGTCCACTGCTGGCAGAACCGCCTGTAGCCTCCAGTGTTCCTCCATCCATGAGCAAATAACCGGAAATACCGGTGCTTCCACCGTTTGCACCGCTTGCTGTTCCGCCCGTTGCCTTTACGGATCCTCCGCTGATTGTAGTTTCACCGATTATGCCGCAGCTATATCTCGACTCTCCGCTTACACTTCCGCCTGTCGCATTCACGATGCCTCCGCTGATCGTCTTACGCCCGCAGATACCGTAACTGCGTGCAATTGCGCTTCCTCCCGTTGCTGTCACTTGACCGCCCTTAATGATCATTTTGTCGTCGTACCCACTGAAATCCGCGTATATGCCGGTGCTTTGTCCATCGGTACCGCTGGTCGCTCCACCGGTGGCATTCACTTGACCGCCCTCTATGATCAGTCCCTTGTTTACATATATGCCGCTGCTTTTTCCATAGGTGCCGCTGGCCTCTCCGCCAGTAGCATTCACGGTTCCGCTTTTGATTGTCAGATTGTATGCATGAATTGCATAGCTCGTCGTGCCCGTTCCACCTTGACAGGTCAGGCTGCCATCACCCTGGATCGTAATGGTGCCTTGCTGGAAATACATACCCGGAGTGTTTCCATTCGAAAAAGTATTCTTGAGAGAACTGTTTCCTTTCAGCACGATCGTCAGATCATTTCTCCCGGTGTAATAGATAACACCGCTTGAAGTTCCAGAGGGAGCATAACCTCCGTTCATCACTAAACTGTCCAGGGTCAGGGTATAGGTTTCCGGTGAAAAAGACCAGCTCCCTCCACCGGAGCCAACGCCGCTGAGATTAGTGTCCGAAACGGTTGCAGCAGCTATATGCAAGTCGTATGAAGCTGCCTCCACTGTACGCATCATTCCCGGCAGCATGCCCAACGTCAACATAACGGACAAAACGAAGCAAAAGATTGCTTTGCCTGTAATATAGAATTTATGTTTCATCGATTTCCCCTCCCGTTGCTCTCCGTAGCATCAACACACTGCTCGTAATGAAATAACATCCTATGAGAGCACTTTATCTTATTGGAATCAGACCTGTTTTGTCTATTACGGGAACCCGTAATAGACTTCGAAAGGTATGAAAAAACAGGCCTCCTCTTTGAAAAGGCCTGTGATTATTTTATCCATTTCATGTCCGGCGTCGGTTGTCGTGATATAACACTGTCAGACCCATCCGTGTCGCGACACCCGTCTTGCGATAGAGCTGCGTCACATAATACTGCACCGTTCTTGGCTGGATGGACAGTCGTTCACTGATGACCGTCTGCTTGTCCTCCGTCATCACCAGTTCCCGGAGCACTTCCGTTTCGCGCCGGGTCAGGTCATAGCGCTCCCGCATCTGATCCAGTGCTTCTTCCGGGCTGAGCAGCTGCCGGGTATCCGGTCCTGTTACGGGAAGGTCGGGTACAGTCAGCATCGAAAGCATCTCCGCCTCGACGGGGGCGGCGTCCGGCAGGATCGGCGAAAGCACCGGTTCCGTCTCCGCCCTGCCCGGCCGGGAGGCTTCCGGGGACGCGAACAGATTAAAGTCCCCGCTGACCGCCATCAGCAGGATCACCAGGACCACACCGGCAATATCCACCCCGAGCACCACCGGCGCCGGAAGCTCGGAAAAACGGATCGCTCCGGTGAACAGCACCATGGCGCTGTCCAGCATCCGGCCGAAAGGCGCCCAGAACGCCGGATGCTTCGTGCCCGGGGCCAGACGCCAGAAGGTCAGCAGGTAATAGGAGCTGAACGCAGCAATCGCGAAATAAAACAGGCACATATTCAGCCAGTAGGTTCCCACTTTGCCAATCAGGATGACATTCAGCAGCGCGATCAACATGATGCACAAAGAGGCAATCGACACATACTTCCCGTTTTTCCGGTCACCAATTGTAGCAAACAGAAGATATCCGGGAACAAGCATCAGACGCGGCCAACTGTACACATTGGCGGTCGTATAGCCGGACTGAATCTGAAGATGATGGATTGTTTCATTGTAAAAGCACGCGAACAATATGAAGGTCGACGCGATCAGAGCAGAGGATACAAGCCTGCGTGACAGCGTTTTTTCCGGCTGTTCAGCTTCCGAAATAACCGTTGCCGGATTCTTGTCCGTCAACGTAAAAAGGAGCAGAAGAAACGCTACGCCCGTAAAAACCGGTAACAACGGCGACACGCCTTGCCGGATCTGGAACAGGTATTGCAGGATCACGGCGGCAGCACTTCCAAAGCCCATGTGACGAGCGACCTGCGCACCAGCTGCAGCTTCCCGGCTCATCCGATAATGAACCGCGCCGCCGATCCCTCCGACACAGAGCGCAGCCGTCATGGAAGCAATCACATTCAGGACTGAATCCGTGCCGGCTGCCAGCATCCATGCCACACAAACACAGAATAAGCCGCAGACCATATATTCGATCGTATTCCGGATGCGTTTTTCCACGCAAAAGCGGGAATACAGGACATGCAGCAAATAACCGAGAATGACAAAAACCTGAAGCGCATAGTAAACCAGATCACGCTGTCCCTGGGTAAAATATCCCTCTCCGGCATGATTTGCCAGCCCCAGAACGGTAAACTGCAGAAAAACAAACGAGCCAAATAAGCCGGTCAGCGCAATGCTTTTTTGTGCTGTCCCGGAAAAAGAGCGAAGAAGGGTATAATGATTATTCTGTTCGTCCGCTTGTCTGAGCGCATGCCAGATCGTGGTCATTGTCAATCCCTTTCAGCAAAATTGCTACCATATAGATGATTGATTCATCTCGGGCATTTTCTTGTTCTCCGGTTACCTCTCTTGCCGTATCAACATACCCTGAGAAGGTAAAATAATCCAGATGGCAGTATATCATACGTCACAACCATCTGCAATTGCGAAAGATTATGTTCTGCGCTTGGTATCAAAATGATATCATCGGATATTGAGCGCCGGAAAAATGGTATCACTTTGATATCATTCCGCTGATAAAGAGATGATGCAGATTGCATCACAGTATGCATCATTCTGCATCAGAACAATGCAGTCTGGTGTCAGACACAATGAAGGAGACAATCTTCATTTCCATCGTGACACCAGACTGTGACATACTGACACCGGAAACAGAAAAGTATTCCGGTGTCAGTATCCGGTATGAATCCCAGCCGATCACACTGCGGCATGCGGTATGATTGCGGGATGAATGCCGGGGGGAGGATTCCAAAGGAGGGCGGACGCCTTCCTTTGGCGCAGGGTCATCCAATAGGGAGCGCGCAGCATCCCTGTTGGCAGGGGAATCCAAAGGGGACAGCGTCCCCTTGGCGGGAAGAATCCAAAGAAACCGGAGGTTTCGTGGCACACGACTTTGCTTGCAAAGTCTAGTGTGTTATACCTTTGCGAAAGGGATGGCCCGCAAGCGGGTTGATTCGCCCTCCGCATGGGAGAGGGCGAGTCAAGCTGATTGCACTGTGATTGCGGAGCGGTCACAGCATCAGACGACAGTCTGAGCCATTCCTTTCGCAGAGGTATACAGCGTAGCTGCCCCCGTACTGCCTCTGGAAAATGCTGATGCTTTGCACCAATACAGAAGAAACTGGCGGAATTGTGGCTGCAAATTATGATGATTTTGCAGCCAGTTTTCTTCCATAATCAGCAAGCAATTCCGGTCATTTCTGGGAAGTTGCTTCAATCCGGCAGAAGATTGGAGCCACTTCCCTCATGCTGGCTTTCCGACTCTGGTTTGTTTTGTTCTGCCAGCCTGTGTGGGTCTGAGCAAAGCTTCAGCATTGTCGAGCGGATCTCAGCCTGCTTCTCTTCATCCAATTCCAGTCGGGCAAGAGATGCAACGACAGAATCCGCGATCATCTCGGGAGTGATTCCCTGCAGCTTCATCGGATTGTTCAGGCGTTTCCGGAGATTGGAAGTAATCTGCCCCATGATCTCCGAGGTCAGTTTTTCATATTCCTGTGAATATTTCAACGCGCCCTTTTTGATATCTTCCATGATCAGATGGAAGGTTTCTTCAATATGCGCTGTTTCTACCTGTAATGGTGCCGGACGTAATGCCCGCATATTCTCTATCATTTCTTTCGCCGCGCGCCTGTCATCCGGATCGTTGATGGTAAACTCATCCAGAATACAGCAGGCCTGTTTTAATATGCCATTGATTGATCCGTAATTCGCAGCATACGTTCCTTCTCTCAGCAGTTTCAGCTGATTAATCAGCTTTGCGAACAGCGGCATTTCGATTAACAGGCTGAGCGTTTCAGGGTCAACTGTTTTCTGTATAAGCCTTTCGCCTGCTTTCACGCTGAACCCGAGTGCCTGGATTTCTGAGCTGGATGGTCTTTCCACATCTGTCAGACACATGATAAAATCCGTTGACACATTAAAGAACCGGGCAATCGCAACGATATTCTCTGTTGACAATTTATCTGTATTCCCGCTGACAAACCGGCTGATCGTACTTTCAGATATGCCGGTTGCCGCCGCCAGGTCTGCCTGGCTTTTTTTGCGGCTTTTCAGTAGATCTGCGATCCGTAAACGGGTATCGCTGACTTCTTTCGGAGGACATCCCTGTTTCTGTGCTGCCATGATTCTTCTCACCTCTGTTCCTATGGCTGATTCTACCATACCGGTCTTTTGAAAGAAAGGCGAACAAACATTTTTCCTTGCAGTTTTGCAAGAATCTTCATTTTCAGAGGCCGGTTTTTGCATAGGTGCCTGATTTTCAACGTCTAGACCGGTTTTACGATAGTCTTTTTGCGGAGCCTGGCTCCACGGAACCTTCCCAGCTGAACAGCCGTCCCGAACCTGTCGAAACCGCGATGATCCCTCCCGATTCGGAGGGGAGCGCCCCACTGGGGCCGGTACCGAGCCAAACAAGGTGTCCTGCCGGAGACAGCAAGGGATACGGCGACCAACAACCCCGGGCATTCAATGAGAATAGAGAGGAGGTTTGATATAAATTGAAAGCCCAGTTTGGAATCATGAGATTCCAGAAGCATAAGGGGGCCGCGATCAGCAGTATCGAGGCTCACAACGAGCGGAAGAAGGAAAAGTACGCCAGCAATCCTGATGTGGATACCAGTCGAAGCCATCTGAACTTCCACCTGGTAACTCCGAACGGTCACTACAGGTCAGAGGCGGACAGGCAGATCGCTGAAGCGAAATGCCGGACCCGCTCTGACAGCGTCAGGCTGGTGGAAACCCTGTTTACCGGAAGTCCTGAATTCTTCAAGGGGAAAACGGATAAACAGATCCGCGAGTATTTCGAGTATGTGCTGGATTTTCTGAAAGAGTACATCCGTCCGGAAACGATTATTTCCGCGGTAGTACATATGGATGAGAAAACCCCGCACATGCACGTCTGCTTCGTCCCTTTGACCAAAGACAACCGGCTTTGTGCCAAGGAGATCATTGGGAACAAGAAGCGGCTGATTCAATGGCAGGATGATTTCTGGAAGCATCTTGTCAAGAAGTATCCGGAACTGGAGCGCGGCGAAAGCTCCAGTGAAACAGGCCGGGATCACATCCCACCCCGCGTATTCAAGGAAATGGTTCGGCTGGAGAAGAAGCGCGGTAAGATAGAAGAAGCGCTGGATAGCGTAAACCTTCTCAACGGGAAGGCCAAGGCGCAGGAAGTCAGCGAGATGCTGGATTCCTACATCCCCGGTGTGGAAAAGATGGCGACTCAACTGAAAAAGTACAAGGGTGCCTTTACAGACACCAAGGCTGAGAACGAATCTCTCCGTGCTGAAAATGCGGATCTGAAATCTCAGCTGGATGCAGCGCGACGCACCTCGGTTGCCGAGGAAATTGAGGATCTGAAGATCCGGGACGAGCTTCGGAAGATGAAATCTGTACTCGACCGGATTCCGAAGGAAGTTCTCGAACAATACATCCCTTCCAGGGACAGGATACCCCGGAAGGAACGGGAAGGCAGGTGATGATATGGCTCGAAAGAAGAAACCTGTCAACAAGTCTCCTTATCCGGATCACGTGATCGAGACGATTGCGCGCTGTGTGTGGCCTGATATTCAGGCCTACTTCGAAAGCGAGGAAGGGCAACGGGAATTTGCCAAATGGAAAGCCGAACAGGCCGAACAGGAGGCCAGTGATCCGGACAAACCTTCCGGGAGCATGGCTGCCTGATGGATACAGGGTGTCACCGATCATGGTGGCACCCTGTCTTCTATTGCCGTTTCATCCGGTTCCTCTTATGGGATGCGGAAAGCTGGGAAACGGTGAAATATAACAATAATCCGAACCCTTCTCCTATCCGGAAAATCTGGTTCGGATTATGTTTATTTGGCTCAGCAGCTGCAGCCCGAACCCGGTTTCCGACAGGTCGGCCAGGGCGGTGGAGGCGGAGGAGAGGGAATCGGAGGAGGCATAGGTGACCTGCACCTCGCCGACCTTCCGGGAGGCCACGGGGCGGCTGCTCCGGTTCCGCCCGGCGGAGGAGAGCAGGAGCAGGGAGGGCTCCGCGCCCTCCGGCGCCGCCGTGAAGGCATACAGGGTCAGCAGATGGGCCGCGAAAAGCCGGCGGGCCGGCTCCCGGTCCGCCCCGAAGTCCGCGAACCGCGCGTTGGCCCGGGAAAGGGCGTCCGCCAGCACCGCCGGGGGAAAAAGATGATCAAACTGGGGATAGAAAGCGAGAAAATCTTCCTGGGTCATGGGGACCTCCGGGCATGAAAAAGCCCGGACCGTAAAGACGGCCCGGGCGGAACGATGACTCCGCTTTGCGGGGACAGGGGAAAATTACCGGGTTTCGTAGGTCAGGCGAAGCGTCTGGCAGATCTCCTCCGCCTTGGAGCCGGCGGGAACGGAGAACACGGCTTCGGGACACTGGATAAAGGCGTCCGGCGCCATGACCGAGAGGCTTGCCGGGAGGGAGACGCGCCGCAGCGCCTGGCAGTACATGAAGGCCTCCTCCGCGATATGGGTGACGCCCTCGGGAATATCAATCTCCGTCAGGCCGGCGCACAGGCTGAAGGTATTCCGGTTAATCAGGGTCAGGGAGGCGGGCAGCTTCAGGGAGGTCAGGCCGATGCAGCCGTAGAAGGCGCTTTCGCCGATGACGGACACGTTGTCCGGAATCGTCAGCTCCGTCAGGCTGCGGCAGCCGTAGAAGGCGTCCCGCTCGATCTTGCTGAGGGTTTCCGGCAGCTCGAGATGCTGCAGGGATTCGGCGCCGTTAAAGGCGCTCTGGCCGATGACCGCCAGCTTCGGGGAAAGATGCACCTCCGTCAGGCTGCGGCAGTCGGCGAAGAGGCCGGCGTTCATGGAGGTGACCTTATCCGGCAGGGTGACGGCAGTCAGATTCCAGCAGCCCCGGAAGGCGTTGATACCGATCAGCTTCACATTGGCGCCCAGGGTGACGGAGGTCAGCCCCTTGCAGTTCCGGAACAGGCCGGTGGGCAGGGACTTGACGCTGTCCGGAAAGCTCATGCTTTCCAGGGCGCTGCAGCCGAAGAAGGCTTCCGATGCCAGGGAGGGATATTTCTCCGGCAGGTTAATCCCGCGCAGGCGCTCGCACAGATAGAAGGCCCGGCGCTCAATGGAGGTTACCGAGGCCGGAACCGTGACCGTCTTCAGGCGGGGATTGCCGTAGAACGCCATGGTGCTGACCGATTCCGTTCCCTCCGGAATATCGTAGGCGGTCGCGGTCAGGGAGGAGGGGTAGCTGATCAGGGCATGATCCGCCCGGTTGAACAGCACGTTGTCCTTCACCTCCAGCAGGGGGTGGTCCGCGGACACGTGAATGGCTTCCAGAGAATCGCAGCCGATGAAGGGGTTATAGCCGATTTCCCGCAGGGAGGAGGGGAAGGTGACGGACTCCAGGAAGGTGCTGTAGGCGAAGAGGCCCGACCCCATGCTGACGATGCCTTCCGAGAAGGTCACGTTGACCAGGTCGTTGTTCCAGGAGAAGGCGCCGTCCGCGATCATGGAGACCGGGTGCCCGTCCAGCTCGGCGGGAACCGTCAGATCCTCGTCGCTGCCGTAATACTTCGCCAGGCTGATGGTGCCGTCCGCCAGGGGCAGATAATCATAATCGCCGCTCACCTGATAAATCGTGGTATCCGCGGAAGCACCGAAGGAAGAAAAGGAAAACAGGAGACAAAGCAGAAGCCATGCCGCCGTCAGTCGGATTTTCATTCCATATTCCCCCCCATCATCGGTGTGCACCTATCATCATAACCTTTTTTTACCTGATCGTCAATTGAAAAATCAGGTTTCGGGCGGGGCGCTTCCGGAAGAACGGTCCGGGGTTCCGGCGGGGAGCGCTTCGGGGTTCTTTCCGGAAGGCCGGTTCGGAGTTTGGGCGGGGAGCGCTTCGGGGTTCTTTCCGGAAGAACGCCGGGGAGCCGGGGAGCGGCGGGCCGCGCCGCCGGATTTTTTGCCGTCGGCGCCCGTGTGCCGCAGGGGATCCTGCTCCAGGGCGCGGAGGGCTTGCTGATCCGGATGGACGGCCGCTTCCAGGGAGCCGTCCTCCACCAGCAGGCGGAAGAGGGGATCGCCGCGGATGGCCTCCGGCGCCTCGACGAAGGTGAGGCGCCGGGAGGGCGTGACGGTGAACAGGGGGGCGCCGGTTTCGTCATGGAACTCGGCGCAGACTCGGGAGAGAATCAGCATAATAAAAAAACTCCTTTTCGGTTGAGATCCCAGGCATTTGACATTTTCCGCAATGGGGAATGTATTCCCGCAACCTCAATTGTCGCAGAGGCGTTACAGCCGCCTCTGCTCTGTTTCGGTTGAGATCTGAGGTTTTAAAACTTCCCCCACAGGGGGTTAAAACCTCAGATCCCATCCATATACCTCACAGTCGTGGGATAGAGGAAGCGGACTTCGGAGAACTGGGCGGTGTAGGGGATTTTATAGCGCATTTCGCTGAACTCGGTGCCCATGCGGCGGAGGGGCTGGGTCAGGTTGAAGCAGATGCGGTCCACCCGGTTCATGTAAACCACCATGCGGTCCCGGCCGCCGCTGCCAGCGCCCCGGCACCACTTGCAGGGGGAGATGATCAGATCGCCGCCCTGCTGGCGGGACAGGTTGTTTTCCAGCACGTAGGTCAGGATGCTGCGCTCGGAATCGTCGGAGACCTTCCGGGTCACCAGCTGGCCGAACTGCTCCACCGGCACCAGAATGTGGTTCGGCAGGGCGTCGGAGGAGCAGTCGTTGTCCGTCCAGACGTCGGAGATGATCTGGTTCACATCCCGCAGGATCTGGTCCGCGGTCTTGCCGGACCACTGGGTGTCCACCCCGCCGCCCGTGGCGGGCAGCGCCATGGTGCGGATCACGTCCGGATTGTTGCACAGGCCGGTGGACTTCGTCTTTTCGAAGCCCCGGTAGACGTTCCGGTCGATCACCTTGTCGCAGTGCAGGCGGATGCCCTTATCCAGGAAGGTCTGGGGATCCCGGCCCACCTGCCTCATTTTTTCGCTCTCCATGACGGAGAACCCGGGAATGGCACGGTCGATACAAGAAAACGATGCACCCCACTCGCCTTTCTGGGGTGCAAATAGGTGCAAGACCTATCGAGTGGGGTGCATCGTGTGATCGTATGGGGTGCATCAGTCAACCTGGATCTCTTCGCCGGTGCTCAGCGTAAAGCGTACATCCTTTTTCCCGTAAACCGTCACCTGGTCGATCAGCGTTGCCCAGAGCTCGGTGCTGAACTCTGAAACCGTATCGGGCATCTGCTCAACCGCGTCAATGAAATCCGCAATCCGGCGGTTCCGCATTTCCTTGTCCCGGATGCGAGTATCCAGCCGGGTCAGCTTTTCCTCCGCCTTCTTGTACTTTCCAGAAAGCTCATCGTACTGCTTGATGTACTTCACCTGGTCCTGCGCCTCTTTGGCATTCCGGTCGATCAGGGCCTGCAGCCTGTCTGCGAGAAGGTTCCTTTCAATCTCCAAGTCAGCACGCTCCTTTTCCAGTTCCTCTGTCCCACCGACAAGGGTCTGCAGTTCTCGGAGGTTAGTGATGATCTCGTCCCGGTCGATTGAAAGCTTCCGGCAGACCTTCAGGAAGTCTGCTTCAATCCTGTCCTCATACAGATGCGGCATCCGGCAAATTTTGGTTCCCTTGTATTTGTTGTTGCACTGCCAGATGACCCGGCGGTATTTGTCGTTACTGTGCCAGACCTTAGGCCCGAAGGTTGCTCCGCAGCATCCGCAGAAGATCTTCCCCGAGAAAATGGTCTGGCCTTGGAGCGGCCTGTTCTTTCTCCGGAGAATCTCATCCTGGACTCGTTTGAAGGTCTCCGGGGGAATGATCGCCTCGTGATCCTGCTCGATGTGGTACATGGGGACCTGACCTTGGTTCTTGATGGGTGTCTTATGCAGGAAGTCCAGCGTGTATGTCTTCTGAAGGATTTTGTCACCCATATAGGTCTCGTTCGTCAGGATTCCTGCAATCGTCACATCCCGCCAGTTCTTCTTACCCGCTGGTGTTGGTATGCCTTCCTCTGTCAGGATTTTTGCGATCTTGTTGTAGGAGTACCCTTCCAGAAACAGGCCATAAATCTTTCGGACAACAACTGCCTGCTCCTTATTGATAACCGGTGTTCCATCAGGCCCTTTATCATATCCAAGAAAATGAGCGTACCCAAGGCTGTACTTTCCGTCAGCTGCTCTTTTCCGCTGACCCCAGCGCACGTTCTCGGAAATGCTCCGGCTTTCTTCCTGAGCCAGGCTGCTCATGATGGTCAGCAGGAGTTCCCCCTTGGAATCAAACGTCCAGATGTTTTCCTTCTCGAAGTAGACCTCTGTTCCATGCTCTTTCAGCTTCCGAATGGTGGTCAGGCTGTCCACGGTATTACGGGCAAAGCGGCTGACCGACTTCGTTACGATCAAATCGATCTTGCCGTCCAGCGCATCCTCCACCATCTGCTGAAAGCCTTCCCGGTGTTTTGTGCTGGTAGCGGAGATTCCTTCATCTGTGTAAACTCTGACGAATTCCCAGTCATTTCGGCTCTGGATGTAGTTCGTGTAGTAACTGACCTGGGCCTCGTAGCTGGATTGCTGTTCTTCCAGTTCTGTGGAAACCCGTGCATATCCGGCGACCTTCCGTTTCGTCCCGTTACTGATCGGTGCTGATGTGGTCCGGTCGATTGTTGCCGGTATGACCCTTACCTTTTTTGCCATGAACGTTTCCTCCCGTTAGTCATTTCAAGTTCCAGATGATCATCGAACAGGACGATCCGTTCGACCTGTCGCTTCAGTTTGTGCACGATTTCTTCCTCTCCAATAGCCGTCTGTACAGCAGCCATCAGTTCCTCATCCCGCCAGTTCTTGCAGTCGCAGCTCTTTTTGATTCTCCTGGCATCACATGTCCAATACCGGAACTGGCCTTGTGCAGTGCTGTGCATGAAAGCCTTTGACCCGCACTTCCCGCACCAGACCATCCCGCTGTAGGCACTGGGGTTTCTCTTCTCATGAAGCTGATCCTTGCCGCGTTCCTTCCGCATTGCCTGAGCGGCGGCAAAGGTGTCCGGATCTATGATTGCCTCGTGATGATCGTCCACACGGTACTTTGGAAGCTCCCCGTAGTTGATCCTCTGCTTGTGAGGCTTGTATGCATAGACCTGCTGGTAGATCTGGCACCCTGTGTATTCTTCGTTGCTGATCATTTTTCGGAGAGTCTGCGGAGAAAAATGCTTTGTCCCCCGGACGCTTCTTATCTCCTTTTCATCCAGTTCTGTTGCAATTTCCCGAAAGGACTTCCCGGAAAGATACTCAGCAAAAATAAACCGGACGACTTCTGCTTCGTCCGGTTCGATTACCCGTTCATCGCCTTCCCAGCGATATCCATACAGCTTCAGGTGCGCGTGTGGTTTACCTTGCTCATAGTTTTTTCGCACTCGCCATTTGATGTTCTGCGATAGACTGATACTTTCCTGTTCGGCAAAGCTGGCCAGGATAGAAAGCATCACCTCGCCATCCGAAGTGAAGGTGTTCACGTGTTCACGCTCAAAGCGAACCTCCACGCCCAGTTCCTTCAGATGGCGAACCGTCGCCAGCAGATCAACCGTATTTCTGGCAAATCTGGATATAGACTTCGTCAGGATGATGTCAATCTTTCCTGCTTCACAATCAGCGATCATCTTCTGAAAGCGCTCACGCGGTTTTGTGTCTGTACCGGTAATGCCCGCATCAATGTAAACGCCGACATACTCCCATTCTGGCGTTCCCTGGATCAGGTTGCTGTAGTAGCTAACCTGCGCGGACAGTGAATGCATCAGCTGCTCTGTATCAACAGAAACACGTGCATAAGCCGCCACTCTTTTCCGCTGAAACTGTTTGATCTGTCTGGTTTCAATCCGTTTTACGGTCGACATGTTGTCCCTCCTTTCCACGTTGCATTGACGCTCGCTCCTGGGAATTAGTCAAGTTATATTCGAGGATCAGGCCATCAGAAACCGGCTTGTATTTCATCTTCATTTTCCGGTCCATCCGCCAGTATTCTCGGTTGGAGATTGTTTTCTCCATCAGCATTCTTCTCGTCTGAATCATGGTCAGGGTGTAATGGCACTCCCGCCGGAACTCGTGTTTTGACAGCTTCATGCGCAACCTCCACAGTGGATTCGTTACGTCGTATTAATCCTCAGTTTTCGGCAGCTTGCAAGTCTGATTCTGAAATTAATCCGTCAGAAACAGGATGGTATTTCTGCTTCATTTTGTCGCGCATCTGGCAGTATTCATCTTGGGAAATCAGGCCCTTCTTCAGCATGCTTCGTACATGACTCATCGTGATCGAAAAAAGGCATTCATTCTGAAACTCCTGCTTCGCCAATTCCATCATTGCTCACCCCCGAACCGGTCACGGATGTAGCAATCATGAGAGCAGTATTTCCGGTTACGGCTGCCATAGGCCGAGAAGGTCTTCCCACAGACAGGACACACGGATTGCCGGAGCGATTCACGCCGGAGTTGATTCGGATGAGAATTCCACCATTTGTACCGGCAGGAATCTGAGCAGAATCTCTTTGTTTTCCGTCCCGGAATCTGCCGGATTTCTTCACCGCACTGTGGGCATGAAAAAACCGCTGCTGGCTGATCAGGTTCTTTCTGATCATCTGCGGCGGTCATTCGCTTCAGATAGGATTTAACCGTATTTTCGGATATCCCGATCTGTGCGGCAATTTTCCTGTACCCCAGTCCCTTCTCGCTGAGACTGGCAATCTTCTGTTTCTCTTGGGCCGTCATCGAGCAGTCCTCCAATCGTTTGATCGTTTGACTACTCACGCCCAAAAGTCAGGGGATTTTATAAGTGAAGCTCAGAAAAATAATGAGGGCACCTCCCACATAGATACCACGAGTCGCACAGCACTTTCATGCCGGAGGAAATAAGCTTGAATCTGGGTATCTCCTATTTCTCCTTCAGAAAAGCCTGCTCATGGTTTCGTACAGATGATCGATAGAAATCGGCTTTTCCGTGAAAGCATCTTGTCGATAATATCGTCGGCTCCTTCCCTTCGGAGAATGAACTGATTGAATCTGCCCGTCCCCTGGTGCGGCTCCAGGGAATCCACGGCGAACTGATGCCCGAACTTTCCTCCTTCAGCTGGAACAGAAAGTGAGAACAGAGTGATGCGGATCCTGGCTATTTCAGACGAACCCTCCAGCAAGCTGTGGGGGGACCGGTGCAGGGAGGCCCTCTCCGGAGTGGACCTGATCCTCTCCGCGGGGGACCTTCCCTCTTCCTACCTGTCTTTCCTCACCTGCTTCACGAACGCGCCGGTCGTCTATATCCACGGAAATCACGACGACCGCTACAGCGAGAGTCCGCCCGAGGGCTGCCTGTGCGCGGACGGCAAGATTGTGATGATCAACGGCGTCCGGATCCTCGGCCTCGGCGGCAGCTTCCGCTACCGGCCGGACGGTGTGAATATGTACACGGAGCGTGAAATGGCTTCCCGCATTGCTTCCATACGCCGGAGGGTGAGAGCCGCCGGCGGCGTCGATATCATCCTGACACATGCGCCAATCCGCGGGCTCGGCGATGAGGACCATCCCTCGCACCGCGGCTTCGAATGCTTCAAGCCGATGCTGGACCGCTTCCGCCCCGCCGTGATGGTCCACGGCCATATGCATCAGTCCTACACCGCGTTTTTCCAGCGGGAGCGCGAATACCACGGCATTCCGGTTATCAACGCGTCAACATCCTATGAGTTCGATCTTCCCGAGACTCCGGACAGGAAGGACCCCACCCGCCGCGGACTCCGCTACATGAAAAAAGCGAGCCGGTTCGAATGA